GGAATCATGCCTAAAAGGTTCGGATATTCTTCCACGTTGTCGCCCTGGATTTCATACCGCATCTTGTCCGTAAAGCATGAGTAATAAATCTTCCCTGAACGTTTCGCATAAGTAACGCCCATTGCCTTTTTATGACCGATGCCACGATAATAAACAACAAAAACGCACCGGGAATCCAGTGTAAAGACTTCCGCATACGCTCCTTTCGTCATTTCATTCTTCCAGTCTTTTTTCGGATTCACAATCACATGACCGATTCCGACCTTTTCTACAAAGTCAGCCAGCTTCTGACGTTCTCGCCCGATACTCAATCCATTCAGCATCATTTCATTAAGTGCGGAGATTCCAGAGCTGTCCACATCGGTACCTGTGTTGTGATGTTCCTTATTTCCTCTCTGCGTATAAATCGGCGGCGTTCCCCAGAAATATCCCTTCTTGAACTCTGTAACGTAATTCGCCATATTGTCACAGGTCTGGATATTAATATCCGCACGAACAGTTTTTTCATAGGGCAACGGCTGAAACCCGGTTTCATAATCAATCAGGCATTGCATATCGCAGGCGTTCATCCGATGCTTTGCATATGCTTTTTTCAAAACAGAGAGAACATTATCACGGTTGATTTCTTTTACATCCGTGAATATCTTTTCTCTCCCTATCAAATTCAGAATCATCGGAATCACCTTCCTTACTGTTTGGGTACATACTTCCCCTGAAAAGTCACACCGGAACCTGTTGTCCGCTTATCGAAAGTCACGGGTGTTCTAACCCATACTTTTCCTTTGGTTCGTTTATAATCTTTCAGTTTGTTTTTCTCTGACTTTTCCATGCTGTTCTCCAATAGAAAAAGCACCCGGAAACCCGAGTGCTTATCAATTTTTATTCTTCTTTCAGCTTACACTATATCACCGGTCGTATATGACATTCAATGACACAAATTCTGCGCCGTACATCTTCTCGAACTCTGCAAGTGCGGCTCCGTGGATACGAATAATCTGTCGCCATGAATACCCCATTTCGTCCGCAATCACATCAAATGTCTTGTCCTCAATATACTTTGCAAACAGAACTCTGTAGTGATTTTCTTTTGGCATAGAGTCAATCTGCATAATGACTTTTCTTCTTAACTCCGTATATGTATTCACATACTCCTGCGCTTCTTTTTCAAGGTCTACCATTTTGGAAACCATGTCGCCAATACGGTCTTTACTTCCAGAGGTCTGAACCTTATCTTCTTCATTCAGAACGCTGATATTTAATGCCATAGACTTTACTTGATATATTTCGGACAGTTTATTTGAAATCATCTTGTTCAGCCGCTCTACTTGGCTAAGATATTGTTTTGCTGTCATGAACTACCTCCTAGAATGGACTATTAATAACCTGCGCTGACGGTGTTTTAGGCTTTGCAACATATTCGGCGAACATTCCCATCCCGTCCGGCACATCATCGGTCGGATTCTTTCCGGCTACTGTATAAGACATTAGAGCTGCAACCGCTTTCCCATAAGGCGATTTCGGTGTGTACTTCGACTTATCCTTAATCAGCACATGTTCCTTTACCCATCCACTGTTGACAATGATTTTTGTTTCCTTGTTCTGCGTGGTGAATTTCTTTGTAATCCGTGTTCGACACTTTCCTTTGATTTTTTCATTGATAGCATCTGCCGTTCGCCCTCCGGCTGAATTGCTCTCAAACTGTACGCTATGCGGATTGTGCTTTATTATTACAGAAGCACACAGCTCATCCACAATCTCTATCGCTCCATTGTCGTAGGCGCAATCTTCCCAGTAATACTTGTCCCCGTATTGATAGAAAATCGGAAGAAAGCAGAAGTCCGTTCCTCTGTCCTTTGTATCGCAGATACCCAGAATTGCATCCGGCTCTTTGGTTGGCAGTTCATAGTACCGTTCAAAATCTTCATCGTGATAAAGAAGTCCCTCACGCTCAATCGGCTCATTCTTATAAAGGCATTTGTAAGATACTTCGTCCATCATCAATTCTTGATCGTGAAAAAAAGCAACCGACATGCCATTATATTTGTAGTTAAAATTGCTTTCTCCTGTCTTCGGATCTATATCTGGAATGGCAATGAAACGGACTCTATCATTTCCCTCATAAGCCCTTTGTAATCTTCCAATTACATCGTGAACCGACCAACGCGTTGCTATATGAATCTCTTTTACCTGCTCATTTAATTTTCTTTGCCTTGCGTCAGTGCTGTATATTCTCCATAACTTATCCAGTATGTTTTTATTTAAGGCTTCTTCAATTCCCCCAATAAGATCATCGCAATATAAATATCTATTGCATCGGACTTTACCGGCATTTTTAGAACCTACTGAGGTACATTGAATATTTGCATATGGCTTATACTTATCAAAATTGATTGTTTCAGCTTTTGCATTTGTGGCTTGTAACTTTACTTTTGGAAAAATTTCAGCCCATGTGTACTCGATATTATTTGTTGTAATGTCAAGTACACCTTTATAAAACATCTCTGTAATATCACCACTATGCGAGAAAAAAAGACTATAATCTTTTGGGTGTTTCCCTATAATCCAAGAGCAAAAAAATTTTTCGAGCGTTGTTTTTTGTGTGCCTGGAGGCATGGAAATTGACAATAAATCTAATTTGTCATCCTCTAAATCTTGCATGGCTTGAATAAGCCCATGCTTATTTAATTGCTCTCTTTTGGGAAGATAAAAGCGTTCTGGTTCTTCTCTTTTTCGCTCAAGATATATCAAATAACTTTCGAACAGTTCTGGCGCTTCCCACAACATCGCCCGCCAGTACATCTCGTCCCACTCCGGCTTTAGCGTTTCCGCATACTGCCGAATGGCAATATCCTTCACTGCCTTTGAGTAAGCAAAACAGTATTTCCTTTCGCCCGGGTAATCTTTCAGAATGTATTGAGACTGCGCAAGAATAGCGGCGACCGTCCGATAGCCCACGCCACGCTCTAGAAGTGTTTTGAGTTTTCGCATGTCAGATTTGTATTCTTCGAGTAATTGCATAATAAAAAGCGGAGTCCTCCCTTCTTCTAAAAGTTTGGCTCTCCGCTTTTACAAGCTTGGCTCTCTACGATATTTTATTCATTTCCCCATGAAAATCCGAAATCAGAACGTTTAATCTTGCATTGAGGTTGTCCGCCCTTCCAGAAAACAATCCCCTCAATGTGATTTTCTTTTAAATAATTTTTGATAGATTCAAAATCTCTCTTTACATATATTTCTCTTATCCCATGCTTTTCTAATCTGTCAATTTCCATACCGTATGGGTTCCCATTAAAATGTTTTCCTACCGCTTCATAGGTTCCATTTTCCAAAGTCCCACATATCTCTTTTGATGTATCGTATGCTTTCCAAAACCATTTATCATCTGGATTGTTTCTGTCGCATTTTACCCACCCCGGCCAATGACCTGTAATTTCATCTGGTTCGCAACACGGGATAAATCCTTTTGGCGGTTTCTTTCCTTTTTTGCAATCGTATCTCTTGTAAAACTCTCCTTCGATAATGGCGCAACATGCTCCATCAATTTTCACCGTAGCTGTGCCCTCTCCTCCAAAAACCCATTCCATTCCAGGCGTCACTTTATCAGTAATATCAACCACTTTATGATTATCAAACGCCCTTTCAAATAATGTCGGTATCTTTTTCATAATCCCACCTCTATTCGCTCGCCTTAAAATTATACACCGGCTTGATAATCTTTACGATTTCAACCGTATCTTTGATATGTTCCAAAATCTCGTTCATAGGCTTGTATGCCATAGGACTTTCATCAATCGTTGACTGGCTGACAGATGTTGTGTAAATGCCCTTCATGGACTCTTGATATTCTTCAAGAGAAACATTTTCTTTTGCCTTTGACCGACTCATAATTCGGCCGGCTCCATGCGGAGCAGAACAGTTCCAGTCATCGTTTCCTTTTCCAACACCGATAATGCAGCCATCACGCATATTTATGGGTATCAGCACCTTCTCTCCTGCTTTTGCGGAAATAGCACCTTTGCGGACAATGTTTGTATCGTGGTCGATATAATTATGGATAGTCTGAAATCTCTCCATAAAACTTCTCGAAAAAGTCCACCCCATGTAGTAGAAAATAATGTCCTGTATCGCTCTCCTGTTTACCCTCGCAAACTCTTGGCATATCTTCATATCATGCAAATACATTTCCCTGTGTTCACCCGTCAGATAGCAAAGTTCTTTAGGAATATTCAGCTTGTCCGGTTGCCATTTCCGTTTCAGTTCTGTAAGCCCTCTCTGAATGTCCTTCTGCCTGCCAGCGGCTTTATATTCTGCAATCAATTTCTTGCTTTCCTCTGCCAGTTTGTTCGT